CGCGAAGCGCTTCCGTTTTGCTTTTACCCACCCCCGGGGTCATTCGAGACCCCATAGGGCATCCAACAGGGATTTTGGTTTGTGAGGGGAAACCACCCACCCGTCCCCACAAAGTTTCAAAAATTTCAAAATCACACAAATCTAACAGCCCCGAGAAAGAAAAAGATTGACTTCTCCACTCTCCACGTCCATACTTCCGTCAACCGGGACAAAAGTCCCAAGGAGGAAAAAATGAAAAATGAAAAACCCCAGAAGCAAGAAACCCCCAAGGGCGTGAAAATCCTTACCCACGGGCAGTATTATTACAAAACCGAAACGGCCAAAGGCATCAAGAAATTCGAAATGACCGTACGTGCAAAGTCGCTCGAGATGTTCCGGGAAGAGTCTGTGAAATATATTGGCACAGACGACAACGGAAAATCCATGTTCCGCAAAAATTCGTATCTCAACATCCGTGGGCAGTTGAAAAAACGTCTGCTCCCGATCCTCCTCCGCCGTGATCATCCCGACTTCGCGCGTGTGCGATTCGTCACCATCGACGAAATCATTTCTGAGGATGGCAAGAAACTGGATTTGCCCGTGAATTTGCGGTCGCGTGCTCAGCTGGTGGCGATGATCGCGGAGGAGCAGATCCCCATTGATCCGAACGAGTACTTGGAGTTGGATGATTTGCGTTCGGACATCATCGGGTATTTGGAAGCGCCCGAGGAATTTCTGAAATCCAAGCCCCTCAAAGACCGGAGACGGCAAGAAGAGCGCGAATTTATGATTTTAAACAACTTAGGCGACGAGACATTACCTCCGGTTCGTGAGCCCAGAAAAGAAATTCCACGCCCAACTCCGTCCGTAGGCGGAGGGATTTTGGATGACTGAGCCCCTGGACGCGGACATAATTTATCCGCCTGGGAAAAACATCGCGGTACTTCGGGATGGCACAATGCTTCCCGTAGGACCGCGTGGCCTCAGCCCCTCCGAGATCGTCTCGTCCATCCGCGAAATCGTCGCGCGCAAGTACAAAGGCGAGGACGAATCGAAGTGGGGTATGACGATGCTGGAGGCGGCGCTGGTCACGGCTGCTGAGAAAGCAGCGGATGGGGACCTCGACGCTCTCACCCGGATACTCGATCGGCTGCTCGGAAAACCAGTACAACAAACCATCACCGCATCAGGCACACTGAAGGAATTTTTGGATGAGCTTGCAAAATCTGACACCCCAACAAGCGGCGGTTCTAACCCGCTTGACGACTAATCTCGAGTATTATGCCCGAACTTGTCTCAAAATCATCGACAAACAGGGACTGATACGGCCGCTCGTGCTCAATCGGGCGCAGCTTTTTCTCCATGCGCTTCTGGAAAAACAAAAGCGGGACACAGGGATGGTGCGCGCGGTGGTGCTCAAGGGTCGGCAGCAAGGGTGTACGACGTATCTCCAAGCCCGATATTTCCATCAGACCTCCTTCCGGCCAAACCTCTCGGCGTACGTGCTCGCTCACCAGGTAGAGTCCACCATCAAAATTTTCAAAATGACTCAGACGTTCCGTCGCAACCTTCCCCAAGACCTCCAATTGCCGCTCGAGAAAGACACTGAGCGCGCGATGGTGATGGACAACGGGAGCGGGTATTCCGTCGGCACTGCCGGTTCAGCCCAGATCGGTCGCGGAATGACGGTCCAGCTTTTTCACGGGTCCGAAGTGGCGTTTTACGAAAATGCAGACGCACTCTCCACCGGCCTCATGCAAACGGTTGCGGATGCTCCGGGGACAGAATTGATTTTCGAGTCTACCGCGAACGGCCCCGGGAACTTTTTCTACGACCTCGTGAACGGTGCGATTGCCGGGAAGAACGGATTTTTGCTCATCTTCATCCCGTTCTATTGGCAAGACGAATACCAGGATCCTGAACCGTTGCACGAACGTGATCTCGACGACGAGGAGCAGGCGTATTACGCCGCGTACAAAGCAGACGGACTCACACTCCGGCATCTTGCGTGGCGCCGGCGAAAGATTGCGGCGTTTGGCGGCGATAAAACCAAATTTATTCAGGAGTATCCGTTCAATCCGGAAGAAGCGTTCGTGCAGGCCGAAGGAAGATTTTTCGATCTCGCGCGCGTGCATCTCGCCAAAGGTCGCAAACCAGCGGACGATCCGTACGCGCCTTTGATCGTCGGCGTGGATCAAGGACGCACAGGGGACTGGACGTCCATTTGTCGGCGGAAGGGCCGGAGTATTCTCCCGTTCGAACGGATTCCTGCAGACGATGGGAGGGAGAGAGACATGAGACTTGCGGGCAGGTTGGCGCAGATCATCGAACGGGAGAAACCGGATCTTGTGGTCCTGGACGTCACGAACGAGCACGGGGCGCTCGACCGGCTCCACGAGCTTGGATATTCCAAGCGACTTGTGAAAGGCGTGCATTTTGGCGAGCAAGCGGTGGACAAAACACGCCACAGAAATATGCGTGTGCAGATGCACGCAGATTTGCGGGAGTGGTTCAATGACCCGGATGTGAGCATACCGAACGATCAGAAATTCCTCACTCAGATCGGTGCTGTGCCGAAAGAAAAAGAAACATCCAACAACGTGATGTACCTCGTTCCCAAAGACGAGATCACGGACGCGCTCCGCTTTTCCCCGAACGATCTGGATTCCGCGATCCTCACGTTCGCATTTCCTGTGCGCCGTCGTTTTCCGCAAGGAGAATCCGGACGGGCCGGACACGTCAACAAGATCAAAACAGATTTTAAATCCAACCTCAAGAGCTTCAAGAAAAAATGAAAATCCGGGAGTTTGAGCAGAGGGATTTTGACGGCGCGGAACTTTTGCTATCCGAGTTTCAACGGGAGAGTCTTTCACAGTTTGGTTTTTCTTTTTCCGCAGAACACGTACGCGGGCTCATGGCCGAGCATCTCGGGTCGTCGTTTGTGGTGGAGGACGGAGGGAAAATTGTCGGCGGGTTAGCCCTAAAAATATATGTCGCCCAGATCAGCGGGGAAAAAATTGCCCAGGAGGTGATGTGGTTCGTGCTCCCAAAATATCGCAGTTGGGGGGTTCGGCTTCTCAGGTTTGCCGAGAGCTGGTGCAAGGAAAAAGGGGTCAAGAAATTAGTCATGGTCCGGATGGGAAATGAGATGGGCGAAAAAATAGACTTGCTTTATCGGCGGATTGGATATAGTCTTTTGGAGGTACACTACGTAAGGGATTTCGGAGGTTAAAAATGGCAATCGGCACAGCGATGGCGTTACTCATAGGATCAGCAATCGCCGGGGCGGCAGCAGTTGGGTCGACGGCGATAGCGACAGGTGGTAAAGACAAAGGCGGCGAGGGCCCCGCGGCTCCTACTGCTTCCGCGGCATCCGACGTTGGTAACGTCGGCGATGTCGGAAGTCTGGAAAGCCAAGCGGCTGCTCGCCGACTCGCGCGCATGAGCAAGTATTTCACGACTCCGACCGGAGTTATGGGCGGCGAAACAGGTTCAGCCGGAGTGTTCTGATGATCGACGTATCGCTCATCAAAAAAGAATTTTCCTCAGTCAAAGCCCGCCGCGCTCCGTGGGAAATTGTTTGGGAGATGATCGCCCGATATGTTTTCCAACGTAAGCAAGGCTTCACCACAATTTCCGCACCTGGTGATTTCTACACCCACGAAGACGTCCTCGACAACACCGCAGGCCAAGCCCATCAGACCATGGTTTCGAGTCTCGATGGCGCGCTTTGGAAAAACGGCGGACGCACTTTCCGAATCCCCAAACCCCGACAAGCGCGGGATACCGAAGAGATCAAAAAGTTTTATCGCGAATGTAATTTCCGAATCCAATCGCAAATGGAGCACGAGAACGCCGGGTGGGGAACCGCGCGGCAAGAAGCGTTGTCGGAGGGAACAGCCTTCGGCACCGACGCGATCGGAGTATTTAAAGCCCGCCCGGGGCAGAAGCACAAAGTCGAATATCGTGCGATGCCCCTCAAAAATCTCTACGTCGTAGAAGACGCCCGTGGCAGAGTCGTCAAAGAGTTCTACGAATTTGAGTACGACGCGTTTCAGTTGGTCGGGGAGTACGGCGACGCGGCGAAAACGGACAAAGTCCGAGCCGCGCTTGACAGCAACAACCGCGACACAAAATTCCGCGTCATCTGGCTCGTTCGTCCGAACGAGTCTTCGGAAATAAAATTCTCCTACGAGTCCATTCACATCCTTTCCGAAGACGACCTCGTGCTTCGGCACGGCGGGTTCTCTGGAAACAGCATTGTCGTGTCCCGCTTTTACAAAAACGAAGGGGAAGAGTACGGGCGGTCCCCCGGCTACAATGCCCTCTCTCCGACGATCGAACTGAACGGCGTCGTGGAGATCATCACGCAGGGCGGGGAACTGACCGCTCTCCCGTCGTGGTATGTTTTGGACGATGGCACTTTTGGAAATGGGACCATTGACCGGTCGCCTGGTGGGGTCATCCCCATCGACGTAACATCCTCCCGGATCACAGGGATGGCACCGATCGGTCAGATCGGGGCGGTGGGGTCTTTGATGCCCCTTCTGAAACTCATGGAGATGCTCGTGCAGGAAATCAAGATGCACTTCCTGAACGATAAGCTGACAGATTTAAATAACACCACGCGCATGACACTCGGCGAGGCCCAGATCCGAAACGAACTCCGGGCGGATAACACAGGCGCGATTTTCTCGCGGCAGTTGGACGAAAAGTTTACTCCTGTGATTCGGCGCACGATCGCGATTTTGGAGGAAGAGGGCGAACTCGGGGTCGAACCCGGATCGGAGATGTACGCGCAACTCGTGGCCGCGGGAATCGAACCACTTGTGATCCCGGACGAACTGCTGGTATTGCGGGAACAAGGCATTGAAATCTACCCGATCGAATATATTTCTCCCGCGGCGAGGATTTTGCGCTCAGAAGAAATCCGGGGGCTCATGAGTCTTTGGCAGTTTGCGGCGACATTTTCCGCTGCGGCGCCCGAGCTCATGCTTTGGCTCAACAAACGAAAAACTATGCCGCTTGTGAAAGAGCTTTACGGAGCCCCAGACGACTCCATCGTTTCCGAAGAAGAGTTTGAGGTTGCGTACGAAGACTACAAAAAACAAATGGCAACACAGCAGCAGATTCAGTCCGCGGCGCTTGCTGCTGAGATCGCGAAAAACACAGCCGCGGCAAACCAACAAAACGCTCAGGCATTAGCCACTCGAAGTGGACAAAACGGGTTAATCAACGGAGGCGGTGCGGGAGCGCCGGATATGATCACATGAGCGAAGAACAAAAAGCACCAGAAGAAATGGCGAAGGAACTGAAAGAAAAAGAATCCGCGCGAGCGAAGG